TTGTATAAAACCCATACCCATAGTATAATAATCATCAACTGCTTGACGAATAACACCTCTTCCATCAGATATGTCGTACATATAAGTAAGAAGAGCGCTCATAACTTGAGCTACCTTATTATCAGAATCTTCTCTTGGAGCGCATCTAAAAGAAGGTCTATTAGCTGTTAGCATTGCTTTAGCAGACTCAACTGCAGGATGAACTCTGTTAATAACTATAGGAGCTTGACCTCTGCTTTCTAATGCTTTTCTTTGTTCGGCAGTCCATTGCTTGCCTAATCTAAATTCTTTATCTTCTTTTGCTTGAAGTGCCCAATTATCTCTTTTGCTAGAGTAATCGTCAAAAAGCTGAAGAGTTTCGTCAACTATGTCTTTTTTATTATTATCCATCATCTTAATTTACGCATTACATTGTCATCCAATCAAGGTTTTTCTTTGGATTTCTCCATTCTTCATCAGATAATTTCTCAAACTCCTTTACTCTGCAGGGTTTTGCTCCATCTAAAGCAGTCCAAATAGCATCCATTATATCATCATGCTTTCCTTTTGGATATGACAAAAACTCTTGTTGAGCTTTTATATCTTCTGCCCTAAAGTAAAAAGTCCCTTTGGCAAACAATGGTACTAGCGATAATAACCTTTCCGATTTACTATTTCTTGGTTTAACACCAGATTCTAATCCTGGTATATATAAGTTCTCTTCTCTCATTAATTCTCTTACTGCAGTTCTTAAAGCTTCTTGATAACCAACAGTTTCAACCTTAACTCTTCTAGGTCTAAACTTTTTATATGTATTAATTATCTTTTGAGGCTGTTCTGCTGGGGATATTCTATCTCTATAAATGTCTACAACATATTTATTATTATCGGAATCAATGGCGATAGTAGCAATAACAAAATAGTCAGCCCTAGCAGACAAAGAACTTGCAGGGTCCACCCCAGTATACAGTTCAACAGGCTTGATTTCTTCATTTTCTAATCCTTTATTTTTAATTAGCAAATTTTGTCCTTGTTTGCGCTCATAATCATAATGATGAATCTTAATCCAATCTGGTTGAAATGGAGCATCATCAGGAGATTGAGCTATATTCATGTATTCCTGATAGAATCCATTGATATTCCCTACGGACGAAAACTCGTCCTTTATGGCCAATATCCTGTCTCTTGGAAATCTTTCAGGCCAAATACTCTTTTCATCTTCATCCCATATAGAAAACCATAATACGTTCCATGCGCTAGATTCTTTTGCCCAACATAAAAAGCAGTCTTCTGATATAACCGTGCCTATCATAGCAATTCTACCTTCATCTGACAAACTTGGAATAACTGCTTCTGTCATCCACTTTCTATTTTTAGCTCTAGCTTCAGGAGTATAAGCATTTAACTCTGATTCAAAGTCATCTACTATAATTAGGTTAGGACGAGTATCTCCTTCAATAAAACCCCTAACTCTTTGTCCAGTACCAACTGCTATCATTCTAGTTCCATTAGCAAGTACAATATCAGTATGAGTCCATCTTCTAGCAGTATTGGGTCCTAAATCTCCAAATATTTGTCTAAATTTATCAGAATGAGTCAAATGATATTTAATCCTCGATAAAAAGTTAATAGACTGAGCTTGTGACTCTGATACTATAACTATAAATAATTCATCTGTACTAGACTTAAATGCCGCTTTCCATAAAGGGAATATAAGCGTAGTAACAGTTGATTTAGCTGTTCCACGAGGAGCGGCTATTAAAACCCTGCGTTTTTCATCATTTGATAAATTTGCATAAACCTCATTATGAAAGGGGGGTGTAGCCTTCTTAAGAGCTGTGGGAAAGCAGTGCTTCCCGAATAAAGCCATGTTGTTACGTAGTTTTTTAAGAGCTTGTAACTGCTCATATTTTTCTTCGTAATCCACTATCTATTACTTAATTTTTTAGCTCTCTCTTTACTGCAATTGCAATTCCATTTTCTTAGAGCTTTATTTATCCTGCTATTAGGGTCGTTAGCTGTTTTAGCTCCAGTCAATCTACGTTTCATTCCACACATCCTAGCGCAAAAACTACTTCTTCTTGATTTTGCTTTTCCTTTAGGATTCTTTTGAGTAACAGGGGCTTTAAGAGTCCCACCTTTGTAAGATGCTCTCCCTTTAGCGTTCAATCCTCCACTAGGGCTTTTACCTTCTTTCCTTTGCCATGCTGGTGAACTTGCCATTATTTCTTCTTTTTCTTCTTTTTTACTGGTTTTTTCTTAGCTGTCTTTTTAGGTCTTCCAACTTTAGACCCATATGTACCTTTTCCGTATGGCATTATTTCTCCTCTGTAGTTGTAGTTCTTGTTGCAATAAGCTTATCCTCTTCTTCTCTAAGCTCATCTATTAGTTTGACATTACTAGTAGCCTCTATTTGTTCTACAGTCTTAACAAGATGCTTTTCTTTCATACCATGCATATCCTGAAGATTATCAACAGCTCTCATTAGATTAGTAACATCTCCCTTATCTTTGGCTTTTTTAATAGTCTCTTCAAGTAATTCTAAGGTATAAGCCTCAGTTAAGCCGTGCTCTTGAAGTAACTTCTGTAATTCTTCTCTTACCATATCTTTGAATTTCTCCTTCTTCATTCTTCTCTTCCACATGATTTTAGTGCTATCACTTGGATTATCTAGAACGTGATTGATTGTTTTATCGTAGTCCATAGTCTGTGCATAGACCATTGCTAGGTTTTTCATCTTTTGACCACCTGACAACACTTCCCAATGAGTTTTGCCAGAAATTGTATTATTTGCTTTCCTACCCGATGCATTAAGCTTAACGGAAGTATAACGAGGATTATAAAAAGTATAACCATAGGGAAGCCTAATATAAACACTAGTAGGCTTATAGGTAGACTTGCTGATGACTTTAGCCACGTATTTATCATCGGATATGGCGTAATCTCCTTCTTCAGCTTCTCTCCATGCTTTATATTTGATTTTTTTGTCATCTGCTTCTTCTTTCCTATATATCTTGTAAGCAGTAGGTTTTTTGTCACCTTTATGGTGAATATCTATAGTATACATTATTTAAAAAGCTTCAGAGCCTTGTTCTGATAATACATTATCCATCATTACCTGTTCTTTTATAAAATCATAATATTCAGGGTCATCTTCGTATGATTTACCTCTCCATGAAGAAATAAACTTATCTATGTTCTTTTCTCCGCCAGCTCTCTTTAACTCAGATGCAATAAGCTTTTTAGCAACAGATTCATACAAACCTTTATCTTTATCTGTAAAATCTCCAGCACCACCATACTCATATCTAGTATGATACCCTTCTTTTAAAGGCTCTTTACCGTAATGTAAGAACTTTTGAGCTTGAGGTAAGAACTTTGACTCAATCCATTCCATTTCTTCAGGGCTAGCACCTATATCAGCTCCTCCTCTAGCAACATTAGCCAACATAGAGCCTTTGCCTCCAGTTAATTGCACTGGCCCATAAGCACTAGAACCACCTTCTGGAGCATGCTTAGTCCTAATCCAAGGACTATAACCTTCTTTTCCTAAGAATCCTTGATGCTCTGCGCCCATAATCGCGTCATAAAGTTTATTAATATCCACTACTGAACGCCTTCCCAAGGACTTTTATACATATATTCACCAGGAGCTCCTCCTCCTTGTCCTTGACTTGCAGATAATGCTTTTCCTAAACCTCCAAGAAGCCCTGACATAGCTCCTTTTCCTGTGCCAAATTTACTCATAAAACCGCCTTCTTTGCCAAATAACCCTTTGCCCTTATCAATCATTTTGCCAAAGTTCTCATTTATTATCGGATTATCATCCTTGTCTTTTAATTGATTTCCTTCTTTGTCAAGCATAAACTCATTTTCATCCCATTTAGCAGAGCCTATATTACCTTTGTCAAACTTATCCATACCTTTTTGCATTTTCTCAAAAAGACTCTTAAAAGGGCGTTTTGAATTTGTCATCTTATTCTCTACTTCCATAGCCTTTCTAGACTCTTCATTTACATCAAAAGGACTGGCTTCTGGGCCTCCTGCGGCAGACTCTTCGTAATTTGGTATATTCATTTGAGTATCCAATAAGTTTTTAGCGGTCGTATCTCCGTAATCACCTTCTTCCAATAATGAGTCATCATCTTTAAAATCTTGATTAGGAGAATCAATCTTCCTTACAGCTTCATCTGGATTTCTATAAGGACCTACAAACTCTTCTTCTTCACTTGGACCGTACTCATCTCCAAAGCCTCCTTGAGCATTAGGCATATTTTGAGCAGCCTCTCCATATCCTCCTGGCCCTAAAGTATTTCCGCCAAACCAATTTACATTAAGAGGTTGGCCTGTTCCTTCCATATTCGATACCCCATAGCCTCCAGGTGTATACATTGACTGCTGATTAGTTTGACCAGGCTCCGTTCTGAGGTTCTTAGCTTGATTCCACTTATCCTTAAACCAACTACCAGCTCTCTCAAAAATATCAGGCTCTCCATAAACATTTGCCATTTAAAATCTCCAATTTAATCCAAGCTTTTTATCCCCTACAGTCATGCCAAACCTTTTATGAGGGTTAAACTTGATTTGTTTCTTTAAAACATCTAATTTTGTGCTATCTGGCATAATCTTATCAAAAAACGGATTGATATGTTTGTCTAATAATGACTTACCTAACAAAGCTTTAAAAAGCATACTAGGGTCTTCCTCTAAAGACTTAACCTGTTTCTTAAGTTTATCACGTTTTTGTACGCCTTTAAACAACATTTCTGCCCAAACTGGATTAGTACGCTTATCCAAGCTTAAAAGCTCTTTATTTAATGTATTTTGTGTATTATATGCCATATTATACCTATAATATAATGACAAACACACATACAATGCAAATAAAACATTTATTTACATAACTTAAACATAGGTATAACCTATGCTTCCACAGAGTATATACCTGCTTTACTTGTTGTTTGTCTAATGTCTGTAAAGATACTAATACCTACTCTATACCGCGGTTATACCTATAGGTATAAGCTTTTAAAAATAATCAAAAAAAAATATTTTCCAAGCCTTTTTTTTATTCTCGAGGAGAAAAAACCCATTTTTGAAAAATTAGGTTGAGAATGCGTGTGTGGGATATACATAACGAGGTACCCGCTCGTTTTTAGGGTGTGCCCCTTCCGCTTTGCGTTAAAATTAAATTAATATCAAATTAAACAAGGAGTATAATTATGAAAAAAGCATTAATTAAATTATTAAGTTATATAACAAAGAATTCCATACCAGTTGTTGCTACAAAGTCTGGTAAAGGTATGAAATGTTATAAACTTGACCAAATTGCAAGCCACGTTGACACTCTTAAAGTATTAGCAGAGGCTTGTAATTGGCAAGTAGAAATGCTTAAGGGCAAGTATAATTCAAAGACAGAGACCATGTCTCCATCTCTGTATTACATTGGCCCTAACAATGAAATGGATAATGACGATATTATGGCCCTCGCAGAGGACGCATAATCTCAATCCATCTCATTGACGCAATTATAGGGGGGAGTAATCCCCTCTATTTTTTATATATGAGTTTAGTATATAAACGCGTTTTTTAATTATTAAGTAATACATAAAGGAGAAATGTGTATGTATTAGAATATAAAAGATTTAACTAATTTTTAAACATTAAAAGTAAAGGATAATAAATGGACGTATATGTTCCACCAAAACAGTGTTGTAGTAAATGTAAATCTGAGATTAAGGGTAACATTCTGCACACAAATTGTCCTTGTTGTCCAACGGGTTTAGTCAAAGTCTGTGAAGATTGTTTTAATTTCATAGAATTTGGTGATAACCCATTGACAATGAGTGACATGACTGATTAAGAATCGGCGCTTGATAGAGCGTGGCAACAGAATCTATCAAAAAATTC